CTTTAGAAGTTTTAGATGAGCGGTATTCCGTTTATCTACAATGTTCCAAAGGAGTTTTTCTTCTCTGCTTTCTACAAATCGTTTAGCTTCTCGTGCAAATGTGAGAGGGTACTCATGGATAGCTGGTGTACATAACATCCAGATCTTTCCACCTGATTGCACTCCCGCCATACCGGCAGTCTTGCCGTTAGGCACTTCAAACCAAACTGTGTCGCCATTGAAAGCAGCTAGAGGAAGATAGAGAAGTGGGAAATGGCCGTGGCCTTCGTATACTTCTCTATAATCATCATCTCGAAGATTAGAAGCTACATCTACAGCAGCTTCCATTGTAATTGGGTGAATGTATTTAGACACGTTGATAGTATCTTGGTGAATAATCCCCTTCCCAATTCATAGAATAAATTGTAGCTGGGGATGGGTGATTTGATTTTATAAGTACGTTTAAATTTGTATTTCTTTCATATGCTGGTATAGTATGTATATACCCATCTGCTATTGCTGCAGTACTTGCATTTATATTATCCCATTCAAGTGATTCTACTGTATAAGTATAATCAGAACGTCCTTTACGTTTAAGAGTTACATCAATAACCCCTACATCTCCAAAGTCAAAGTTCATCCTATGAATAACAAGAGACCCACGTGTTTCAGATTTCATCTTATTACCATCAGGTTTGAGCATATAAATTTTAGGTAATTCTACTTCAAATTCATACTCATATCCAATGACAACATCAGTATTCACTGAAGATGCTGAAGCTCCAGCTTCTGTAGATGTCTTCCAATTCCCAGGTAACGTTACTGTTTGGTTAGGTGCTGAACCTGAGATATCAGCAGCTTGTATATCATAACTCTTACCGGCTGCATCACTATCTGTTATACAATAAGCTGTAAGTGTTCTAGAACTATAATACCCTGCACCTAATGTAAAGGTAGTAGTATCATTTGTTGTATTATATGTTAAGTCTCCTGACGCAAATGTTTTCTTAGTATCTAAATGGACTCTATTATCATCAGGAGCTGTGCCTATCAATAATGTAGTATCAGATAATCTTATGTCAAAACTTTCAAAAGTATATGTACTACCGGTATTTAAAACTGCATAAAAAACATCATCCATAATAGTATGGTAGACAACATTATTAGGTAATGTCCATCTAAACCATGCAGATTGTTTACGTTCAGTACCTGTTTGATAATATTTATAACCCCAAATTTCATTAGAAGCAGTATGTAATGTACTATCTACGCCAAATGTAATGAGTTGGTTTTCATTAGATTCTGACATTTGAGTAATATTTGCAGGGAAAAGCCTGTCTATAATTTTACTCTGTTCCATTACATCAGGCTGTTGCCTGTTAGTAATATTAGCTAATTCATAAAACCTAGCATTTTTAGCAGTGCTATTTAAGAATCCTATAGTAGTACCTAATGAGACTGGTTTAGTATCTGAGTTAAATGCATATGAAGATAAGTAACCAATCTTAGCAGTTTCAGGAGTTAGCAAAGCTTCAGCACCTGAACTTAAAAGGAACTGTTCATTAGCACTAAACAATACTAATCCTGTATTAGATTCAACCGCATCATATAGCGTAGTAGGGAAAGTCGAACTTGACTGTAAATCAATGGGGTCAGCATTGGATATAGCCATAGCTGTTTTAACCCAGAAATTATAGTAATCATTAACTCTAGATAAGATAACGTTTTCTTCACTCAACAATGCAATTCTATTTCTAAAGAATGTCATGTTTTGAATTGGGTTACCTATAAAGGTAGGTTTAGAGTTAGTGATATCGTCACCTACATCACGTTTACCCCAATCAGGATAACCAAATCTAAAAGCTCCATTAGCATAAGAAGTTGCACCACCACCATTTATTGAGAACGTGCCAGGAAGTACCCTAACAAGCTTCAAAGGCATGGTATCTTTGTCTATCTCTATTTCTATACCAGGCTTAGCTACCTCTTCCCAGACACCTTCTCCGAAGCGAGCAGGATGTATAGTAACTGTTTCACCAGCAGATATAGTACCTGATGCTGAATCTGTTATAGTAAATGTAGTTGAACTAGGTACACTTGCAATGGTATAGAAACCGTCAGTTGCTGCGCCACTTGTGAAATCTAGAATAACTTGACTTCCATTTGCTAATCCATGGGCTGCACTTGTAGTTACAGTTACAGTACTACCTGATCTAGCGTAAGTACCTGTTTGTACAATATCCGCATCTATACCTTCAGCTTGGAACTTAAGGTAATAATCATCCATATCCTCACCACTGTTAACAATTCTAACAGTATATCCATGACGACATGTACGTGGTAGATCAGCTATATTATTAGCTTCACTAGTTACAACATTTATTAAGTTTCTTTCAGGTGATGTAACACCAAAAGGATCTTTACTGTATAAGTGCAGTCCATTGCCAACAATGGTACATGTAATACCAGTGCTAGATATAGCATCTAGTGTGGCCTTCATGTCACCTAATATACCAGCTGCTGATACGTGCTCTTCCGCATTAGAAGAAGTAGGCTCAGGCCGTACTAGTGCAATATTAGCCCTAGATGTTACAGTCACATGGTTCTTAATAGTAACAGTAGTTGTTATACCTTTTTGAGAAGTGTATTGATGTGTATCATTTGTTGTCCAACCTTCTCCACCAAACTGAAGTTTAGCATATGGTTGATATGAATCATGATGGTCATCATCATTTTCATTTGGAACTGGAGTACATCTTGTATCCATCTCATATCTTAGATTACTCTTACCACCTGAACTTGCATTAGGAGGGGACGTGGACCCTATAGCTGTACCTGTATGAACAGTAACATATTCCCTTCCTTGGCCCTGACAATCTCCATTATCAGTATTAGAAGAGCTGATACTTTCATCAACTACAATACCTGTAGCGCGTGAATATGCATATGTAGTATTATTATCTGGAGAATATATATCTAAAGCATATTGCTTTCCATAAGCAATTGAATCTAATTCAATAAAAGCTTCATTAATTTGTGGAGGTGATAAAAAAGCAGTACCAGTTTCCATAGCAGTAGCCTTACGTCTATTGCAGAAGAAAGTGGTTTGGTTAACAGTCATAACCTGTATATCAGAAGACTTCTCATCTGATAAAGCAGTGTTATCTAAATAAGTTGCGACACCTGAGCCAGGAATGTCAGCATAATCAACAGGTATAGAGGCACCATCGCTACATCTCCATATAAGAACAGCTCCGTCTGCACCAACCTGACCAATATATTGTTCAGTATCATCTGTATAAATATCAAACCATTTTGTATTGGCTGCAGTAGAAGGAGAAAGAGTAGTTATCAGATTAGACCCTGGTCGTTTGATCAACTGTTTCACAACATCAGGCACACCATTTACTAAATCTACTACTTGACCAGGTAGCTTTTGCTCATCTGGTTGAGCAGATATACCCATAACATAGTTAGGGATTTTTTGAGTTACACTTGCCATTAGCGTCTTAGTGCTGTATAAGGTTTATAGGATTGATAAGCAGATTCATCAGGCCATCCCATAAAGTTATGGTCACCTTGATTACATTCATATTCCATACAGGCTGCTCTTGATTGAGCTTCAAAGGTTGATAAAGATTGTTGTAACTGAGAGTTAGATACTAACTGTACAGCAGCTCTACCGCAAGCTTTATAAACTATATACCTTTGATAAACTGTAGGTATGTCTTCAAAATTAAGTAGTCTTACTTTATTTACATAGAAGTAATCATCATCTGGGTATTCAAATGTGTGGTTTACTCTATCATATAATTTCCAGATACCATCAGTATCTTTTCTTCTAACAAAGTCACGGGTACGATCCCATTCATCTGTGTTGTCTATACGGATCACATCAGATCCTATTATAATTTTATTATCAGTAGTACTAACGTTCTCTTTTATATGATATTCTAAATTAAATGTCCAGCCTTCACTCTGAACATCTTGATTAACTTCTTTTAATATATTATATATAAATGATATTTCTGGGTTATTAAAATCTAAACTTGATACTGGAGCTTGACCGATGCTACCAAGAATCGCATTGACTGCGGATAGTTCGGTATCGATATCAACGGTTGTGGTAGTCATAGGTATAAATATTTATGAATAAAAAAAAGGGAGGTAGTGATACCCCCCTTATTAATTAAGTATATTGAGCTGCAACAACAGCGCAAGTGTCAACGACACCTGATCCGCCTACGGTTGCATATGCTAGTCTTAAGTTTTTAGTTGTGGAAGCAACAGCTGATGCGCTGCCTGATCCACTTGTATC